GGACTCATACTATCTCCGTTAACCCGCAACCAAAAATAAGTTACTCCGCTGCATAATTCTTCAGCATCAATAAATTCATAACCAATTATTTCTTCCTGAGCAATAACGCCGTTTCCGGCTGCAACACGGCCAACAATCGGCAAATACGCAATAGAGTCAACAGGATAAGCATTTTCTTTAAGCCATTTGTTATTTTTATTTGAGTTAATTGAGGTGCTATTCGTCTCTTTCGCGGCTTTTAACCAATCCTTTAGAGTTACATCAAAATCGCCATCTTCTGTTAATCGGACATCTTCAATAGTAGATTCCACAAAGTTAGCAAAATCGGATATACTCCATAGATCAATATCCTGTTTATCCTCAAAGAGCACGTTATAAATACTTTTAGGCAAGTACATATAATGAACTAATGCCTTTCGGTTTTCATTAATCTCGTCCCAAAGATCAAAAGGCGGGGTGTCGGTAAAAAACTTGATTGGAACATTAAAATAAATAGCGATTTTTTGAATGTATCGTAAATATGATTTGCTCTTACCACTTTTCCAATCACTAATTGTTTGTTTGCTAACCCCTAATATTGCAGCTAAATCCTGCTGTTCAATCCCGCTTTCTTTTACTAAGAGCAGTATTTTGTTTAATGTATCCATAATTACACCCCAACTATTATACATGATTACGATTAATAAGAAAAACTCTTACTGAACGTTGACAGTAAGATAAATTCGTACTATAATGTAATTATCCTAAACAGAGTGCAACAAACCCTAACACTTTCAAGGCCCCATTTTTGAAAGTGTTCCCCGGCACCTGTTTAGTTATGGGCATAGTGGGGTGTTCGGAAACGACTGTTGCCGCAGTCGTAGGTTCAAACCAATCCGAACATCCTACGACACAGTTTAGCACATTCTGAAACAAAACGCAATAGGAAGGAGGAAAAAAGTGGAACTGCTCACAGTAAAGGAGGTCGCCCATATATTAAAACGCGCTGAATCCACTGTGCGAAGATGGTTACGAGAGGGCGAGATCGAAGGAGTTAAGATCGCCAACAAAGACTGGAGAATCCGTGAAACAGATTTAAAGAAGTATCTTAGCCGGAAAAAAGGAGCATGAATAATGAAAATACCGGTTGTAATGACAAAGAACTTAGAAACAGGCGAGAAAACATTTGAGTATGCAGATGCAACGCCTGAGCAATTAGTAAAGGCGCTAAAAACTCTTTATGAAAGACACAAGCTATTAACTGGACAAGCTGAAGAATGATTAGATAGCTAACGCAAAGGTTGTGACGCAGATGCTAAACATAATTCTTTTTATCGCCGTGGTTGCCATAATTGTGGCGAATGAAATGCGGTGCAAGCATGAAAACCGCTAGTCTGATCCTCGCCCTGCTGCTCCTATTTGTACTGGTGGCACCGTCTACATCCGACGACACAGCTGCAGAGCCGGCTGCTACCAGCACCACGGCAACCACCACGACCACGACGACCACGACGACAGCGCAGCCGCAGAAACTCTATGATATACCGCTGTCAGCAGAACTACAGGAATACACCATCGGAGTCTGCAGGCAATACGGCGTTGATCCTGCCCTTGTCTTGGCTCTCATGGGCGTGGAATCCGAGTATCGACCGGATGTTATCAGCTGCACTAATGACTACGGCTTGATGCAGATAAACCGCTGTAATCATAAGTGGTTATCGGACAAGCTTGGTATAACAGACTTTTTGGATCCACAGCAAAACATTCTGGCCGGCGTATATATGCTGAGAGAGATCTCAAAAGAGTACAGCAGGCTGGAAGATGTGCTAGTGGTTTACGCCCGCGGACCGGGCGGAGCAAAAAAGCTCTGGCGCAAGGGGGTGCGAAAAACCGAACATACCAAAAAGGTGCTGGAACGAATGAGTAATCTGAAAAGGAGGGAGGTTTAGAATTGCCGGAATACTTAGAACATCGATGCTGCATGTGTCCAAACATAGGAACACCGATAACAACTTGCCCGCCGGCTCCAACTTTGCATCCAACTCCAACACCGTGCCGCTTTGTTAAAACCTACATAGATAATCGCGGGTGGCGATATCGAGCTATGCCGGGGCTCGGGCCAAATTGCTTTAAGGGGCGATATAACAAGCCCGGTAAGCCGGGATGGAAGTGCATGCCGCAACCCCCTTGGCGGTCAAGTTTCGACGAGGCGCAAGCTGACCTGAATGCTTATGCAAAAGCAAAGGGGTGGTTGGAATGCTAGAGGTTCTGCTCTCCCCGGTGGGAATAGCGGTAACGGCAATAGTAGGGCTGGCGCTGGTGGCGGCGAATCTGATTGATCTATTTACGCCGGACAAGCCGGAGCTGCATCTGTACGAGCGGATTAAAAGAGCAAAACGGAAAGGCAGGTGGGAGTAGGTGGAGAAATTCAATAATAACGGAGAACTGTGCATTGTCCTTAAGCGCCATGGTACCAAAGCGCTTATCTTACGGACAGACAGCACTGGTGCACCGTATGTAGTACCAGTGGAACATGTTAAAGGCGCATCCAGTTGGTGGCACGGCAGGTATTTTACAGATTTAGATGAAGCGCTGGAATTCTATAACAAGGAGGTTAGAGAACTTGAAGCGGGTGCGCAGATGGACGCCTGAAGAATATGAATATCTAATCGAAAATTGGGGCAACAAGTCGCTTAGAACTATCGCTAATCACCTGAACCGGAGTCCGAATGCTGTGAGAATCAAAGTTGACCGATTAGGGTTAGGTGCATTTCTCGACAGCGGAGATTACATAACTTTTAATCAGTTGCTAAAGGCTTTAGGTATCAGAAGTTACAGCTATAAGGCGGAAAGTTGGATTAAGCGGCGCAAACTCCCTGTCAAATACAAAAGGGTTAAAGACTGCAGTTTTCGGATTATCTGTGTTGATGACTTTTGGAAATGGGCAGAGAAAAACCGTGGCTTCATCGACTGGACGAAATTCGAGGAAAATATCCTCGGCAAAGAGCCGGATTGGGTGAAAGAACAGCGGAGGTTGTGCACCTTGGCAAAAATGAAATACCACACTGTGCCTTGGACCCCCGGTGAAGATGAATGGTTAAAGCGTCTTTTGAAGCAGTATAAATACACTTGGTCGGAGATAGCCCGAATGATGCACAGGACAGAAGGCGCGATTCAGCGCAGAATAATCGATCTCGGATTGAAGGAACGTCCAATTAAATCGGATAACCACAATCCTTGGTCAGATGAAGATTATCAACTACTGGGTGAGCTGATAAAGCAGGGTCATCACTACGAAACCTTGTCGGAAATATTAGCGCGATCCACCAAAGCAATCCGTGGCAGAGTATACAGTATGTATCTTACGGAGAATCTCGATAAAGTGCGAACGATAATCGGAGACGGCAACTGGGGCGATAATAGGCCGGACAGGCCGGTGGCACACCCTACATTAACCAGTGCGGAACGCCAGGAAGTCAGGCAAAACATATCGCTATTGGCGGGAATTTTAAAGGCCTCTATTAAATCACGCTGTATAGCAATGAAAGGAGAATGCTATGAGGCAGAAATCGCGTAAGAAAAAACCGCTTACGTCTCCGGAAAAGACGTAAGCGGCACAAAAGGAGATAAATAGTTTATCACACACCCTCATTATAAGAGGAGAAGAGAGGTTTGTCAATGGATATCAGAGTTATAGGAAAATGGCCGCACATTGAAGTAATTGCCGCAGGAGACCGCACGGACGTTCTTATTGGGCTTACTTGTGCTATTACCTCATATTAAATATCTATAAAAAACCCGGAACAACGGATGAGGATATAGTTAATACAATAGCCGGAACAGCACGAAATTTGTTAAAGGCTAATCATATTGAGATTAATTTATCTGAAATGTATAAGGAGGGCATCAGGTAATGTGGGTATTTCGCAAGGCAGAACCGCAGCTGTGGACAGTAGGGTTCTACAGCCCGTATGGCGTGTGGCACCCGGAAAGCGACTGGAGCACAAAAGAAGAGGCCGTCCTGCGTGTGCACTACCTGAACGGCGGTTCCTCCGCCGAGGAGGCGCCCTGATGATTACAAGCCGCAAAAATTACACTCAAAAAGAACCGCCCCGTTGCCCCATATGCGGCAGCATCGATGTTATAGGAGAGCAATGTCAACACTGTAAATCAAAAATTTAGGAGGCTAATTGATTATGGAAGTAAAAGTTACTATTGAGGCAGACAAGCTCGTAATCGCAATGACTAAACTTGCTGACGCTATACTTAGATACGCTGACGTGCTCCAAGGAAATCCCATACAAAACGGGTTTAAGGATCATGGTGATTTTGAGGAGATAATGGATGCTCCTGAACCTCAGACAACATCTGCAACCGCACTTGCGCCCGCAACCGCTCCCGCGACTACACCTATGACCGCACCCGCAACTGCTTCTGTAATAACATCACCCTACCCGCCTCAAGCAGCGGTACCCGTGGCACCACAGCCTGCAACACCACCAGTGGTACAGCCGACAATACAGCAGCCCTCGCCAGTACCTACTGCTCAAGCCCCCACTTACACATTAGACCAGCTTGCACAGGCAGCGGCCGTATTGCGCGACGCAGGCAAGCTGCCGCAGCTGCAAAATCTGCTCCAGCAGTTTGGTGTCCAATCAATGCAACAGCTCCCGCCGGAGCGATACGGTGAGTTTGCAACCGCTCTGCGGGGATTGGGGGCAAAAATCTAATGCCGAGACAACACGCTTTATTATCAGCGTCAGGTGCTGAACGATGGATGAACTGCACCCCCTCCGCTCGGTTGGAGGAACAGTTCCCTGACACAAAGAGTGATTATGCAGCTGAAGGATCCTTAGCCCATGCTATAGCAGAACTAAAATTACGCAAACATTTTCTTGAACCAATGGGACCAAGAGCTTTCAACAATCGCTTAAAGAAGTTTCAAGAGGATCCTTCATACGCACCTGAAATGCTGAAGCACACAGATGATTACCTCGACTACATAAAAAGCATCGCCCACAGCTTTCCCGGTAAGCCGTACATAGGCATTGAGGTTAAACTGGATTTTTCTTGTTTCGTTCCCGAGGGTTTCGGTACTGCAGATTGCATCATTATTTACAGTAATGACTTGCATATTATCGACTTCAAATACGGCCAGGGTGTGCCTGTCAGTGCTGAAATCAGCCCTCAAATAAGGCTATATGCTTTGGGAGCTATTGAAAACTACAGCATGTTTTATGATATCCAAACCATACACATGCACATTTTCCAGCCTCGGCGGGATGATGCGTCCAGCGAAGCTGTAATGTCAAAGGATGACTTAATCAACTGGGGCGAATTCATCGTGAAGCCTCTTGCCCAAAAAGCCTTTAAAGGAGAGGGCGAATACAATCCTGGGGAATGGTGCCGGTTTTGCCGTGCGAAAGCCCAATGCCGCGCCCGATCTAATACCATGACTGCATTAGAGGCTTTCGGCAACGTTCTTCCACCTCTGCTTACTGATGAAGAGGTAGGCGGCATTCTCACCAGGGCACAGACGCTTAAAGCATGGGTGTCCGATCTCGAAGAATACGCACTATCGACCTTGCTTGCCGGCGGTGAAATTCCGGGATGGAAAGCTGTTGAGGGGCGCAGCGTCAGACAGTTTGATGATATCGACAAAGCATTTGATATCTTGAAGGCAAACGGAATCGATGAAGCGGTATTGTACGAGCGCAAACCGATCACCCTTACTGCGGTCGAAAAATTACTCGGCAAAAAGCAATTTGCGGAGCTGCTATCCGGACACGTCATCAAGCCACCCGGCAAACCGACACTCGCACCTGAATCCGACAAGCGTGAAGCGATAACCAATATGCCTAAAGCCGAACAAGTATTTTCAAACAAAAAATATTAAATGGAGGTATGTAAAAATGGCAAACAACAAACCAACAATGGTAACAACCGGAGAAGTGAGAATCAGCTATGAGCATTTAATGAAGCCCTATGCAAATCAACAAGGAGCGGAACCGAAATTCAGTGCTACGCTGCTTATCCCAAAATCCGATGTGGCGACTAAGCAACGAATCGACGCGGCTATTCAGGCGGCAACACAGGAAGGTATTAATAGCAAATGGAATGGGGTCAGGCCGCCTCAGGTCGCAATCCCAATTTACGACGGCGACGGCGTAAGACCAAACGGCGAACCATTTGGACCGGAGTGTAAAGGTCACTGGGTCATGACTGCTTCCAGCCGGATCAGGCCGGAAGTGGTTGACCTAAACCTGAACCCGATTATTGACGCGACAGAAGTTTACTCCGGGATGTATGCCCGCGTTAATATCAACTTTTTCCCGTACAATGCCGCAGGAAAAAAGGGTATTGGGTGCGGCCTCGGACCTGTCCAGAAAACACGCGATGGCGAACCGCTCGGCGGGCGTATAAGCGCAGCTGACGCCTTTGGTGGCGGCGCACCTGATTATCCGGCGCAACCGACCGCGCAGACCGGGTATTCACAGCAAACATATCAACAGCCCCCATACTCCGCTCAGCCGCAATATCCGGTACAACCCCAATATCAGCAACCTCAGTATTCGGCTGTAGACCCAATCACCGGACAGCCGATGAACCCGCAGAGCCCCCCGTTTTAAGGGGTTGAAGGGATGAGCTATCTACACATAGACATCGAAACCTTTTCGTCCGTGGATATAAAAAAAGCTGGCCTGTATGCATACGTGCAGGCCAGCGACTTCCAGGTCTTATTATTCGGGTATTCTCTTGACGGAGGACCCGCGCAGGTTGTTGATTTAACAGCCGACGAAAACATCCCGAAAAACGTGTTCGGTCTGCTGTTCGACCCGCAATGCATTAAATACGCCTATAATGCCGCGTTTGAGTGGTACTGTCTATCCAAACACTTCCGACTCCATGAGTGCGTTCTTACGCCCGCAGAATGGCTGCAGCAGTGGCGGTGTGTCATGGTGCACGGATTGTACTGCGGCTATACCGCCGGACTGGCGGCAACCGGAGAAGCGTTGGGACTGCCCCAGGACAAGCGTAAATTATCCACCGGCACATCTCTTATCCGCACCTTCTGCGTACCGTGTAAACCGTCCAGGAGCAACGGAAACCGCACTCGCACATTACCCCACCACGAACCGGAACGCTGGCAACTGTTTAAGGAATATTGCCAGCAAGACGTTGTCACTGAGATGGAAATCGAACAGCGGCTATCCCCGTATCCCGTGCCGGACGACATCCAACAGCAGTGGGTTACAGACCAGATTATTAACGCCCGGGGCGTAGCCGTCGACATGGACATGGTACGCGGCGCGATCTGGTGTGCTACAGAGACTACCGCCAAGCTGACCAAAGAAGCTGTGCAGCTCTCAGGATTGGACAACCCAAACAGCGTGGCGCAGCTCACTAAATGGCTACAAGAGGAACTGGATGAAGAGGTGCCGGATCTGCGCAAAGAAACGGTTGCCGCTATGCTTGGAGGTGACCTTGATAACGATAAGGTTCGGCGCATGCTGGAAATCCGACAGCTGCTCGGTAAATCAAGTATAAAAAAATATACGGCTATGGAAACCGCCGTATGTGAAGATGGCAGACTTCGCGGCCTGCTACAGTTTTACGGAGCTAACCGAACCGGGCGATGGGCCGGGCGAATCGTGCAACCGCAAAACCTACCGAGAACTTTTTTACCCTGCCTGCCTCTTGCCCGTGATCTGGTCAAGTGCGGCGACCTTGATATGCTGGATATGATTTACGGTAACATACCGGATACCCTCTCGCAGCTCATACGGACCGCGTTGATAGCCGCGCCCGGGTGTGTACTACTGGATGCCGATTTTTCGGCGATCGAGGCAAGGATCATTGCATGGCTGGCGGGTGAGGAATGGGTGCTGGAAGTTTTCCGGACACACGGAAAGATTTATGAGGCCGCAGCTGCCAACATGTTCGGCGTCCCGCTCGAAAAAATCGTGAAAGGCAACCCCGAATATGAGCTGAGACAAAAGGGCAAGGTCGCGACTCTGGCGCTTGGATACCAGGGCTCAACCGGCGCGCTGATCGCCATGGGAGCGCTGCAGCAGGGCTTAACCGAAGAGGAATTGCCGGAAATAGTATCAAGGTGGCGTCAGGCTAACAAGCGCATCGTCGATCTGTGGTATGCCGTAGAACGCGCTGCTGTTGAGACCATCAAGACCGGACAGCCACAGGGTATTAATGGCCTAATCTTCGCGATGGAGGGCGACTCATCCGGACAATACTTTATGACTATTACCTTACCGAGTGGGCGCAAGCTGTATTATGTAAAACCGTTCCTCGTCCCAAACGGCCGCGGTCACGAAAGCATCCGGTATTGGGGCGTAAACCAAGGTAAATGGCATAAGCTCGAAACCTACGGCGGCAAGCTGGTGGAAAACATTGTCCAGGCGATTGCCCGAGACTGCCTTGCCATCAACATAGAACGGCTGGAAGCTGCAGGCTTCCCGGTAGTGTTCCATGTGCATGATGAAATCGTAATCGAACTGCCGGAAAACAAAGCAGATCTGGACCAAGTTACCGCCATAATGAGCCGGCCAATAGACTGGGCGCCCGGATTGCCGCTTAAAGCGGACGGGTGGAGCGATGTTTTTTATAAAAAGGATTAAAAAAGGAGCGTTCTCCTATGCAATACGACAGACTAATTACCATCTCAACAGCTAACAGCCGCAAGTCAACACACTGGCCAGCCTCCACGCTATTATGGTCGGAGCTGGTGGAACGGCTTCGCGTACCGACCCGCGGCACCGAGACACTGGCGGATTACCTAAGTTGGCCTAAATCTAAACAAGACGAGGCTAAGGATGTCGGCGGCTTTGTTGCCGGCACACTGGACGGAGAACGCCGCAAGGCGGGTAATGTGACAGGTAGGGATGTTATTACCCTCGACCTCGACAGCATCCCTCCCGGGGGCACACAGGACGTGCTGAGGCGCATCTCATCTCTCGGCTGCGGATACTGCGTATACTCCACACGCAAGCACGCCGAAGCCAACCCGCGCCTGCGTGTCCTGATGCCTCTGTCCCGTACCGTGACGGCCGATGAATATGAGCCGATCGCTCGCAAGATCGCGCAGCTGATTGACAATAGTATGGCCATGTTCGACCCGTCCACCTTCGAGGCTGCCCGGCTGATGTACTGGCCGAGCTGCTGTGCAGACAGCCACTACATATACACCTATGAAGACAAACCGATGGTTGACGCTGACGGCGTACTCGCTATGTACACCGACTGGCGCAATATATCTGAGTGGCCGGAGGTGCCGGGTGTCCAACAGAACCGTGCCAAACACGCCGCAAAGCAGGAAGATCCAACCGAAAAACACGGCGTTATCGGAGCTTTTTGCCGTGTCTATGATATCTATCGAGCTCTTAATGAGCTGATTCCTGGTACTTATATACCGTGTGATGACAGCGACGGCAGCCGGTGGACTTACGCCGAAGGTTCCACAACCGGCGGAGCCATAATTTATGACAACGGCAAATTCCTATACAGCCACCATGCCACCGACCCCTGCGGCGGCAAACTGGTGAACGCTTTCGACCTGGTACGTATACATAAATTCGGCGATCTGGATGATGAAGCCAAGCCAGACACACCCGTTAATAAGCTGCCATCGTATGTAGAGATGAGCAAATTCGCGCTTGGGGACCCGGCTGTAGCTACTCTACTCAACCAGGAGAGGTACGAGCAAGCCACTAAAGCTTTCGACACCCCGCTGGATGCCGACGCTAACTGGATGTCCAAGCTTCAGATCTCACCTACGACTGGAACGCCTGCCAAAACAATGGACAACATCTGCATCATCCTGGAACATGATCCGCTCCTTAAAGGCAAGTTCGGGCTTGACGAGTTCGCCAACCGCGGGGTTGTCCTCGGTCACCTACCATGGGATGACAGGGACGAACGCCGGGTGTGGTCGGACACCGACGATGCAGGAGCACAGTGGTATATCGAAAAGGTATATGGCATTACAGGCAAAGACAAAATACTCAACGCGATAGCTCTAATCAGCTTCAAAAATCGTTTTAACGATGTACAGGATTACCTTACTTCTCTTAAGTGGGATGGTACCCCCAGATTAGATACCCTGTTCATAGATTACCTTGGTGCTGAGGATAACGCCTACACCCGGCAGGTTGTCCGTAAAAGTCTTGCGGCTGCCGTTGCACGTGCTATGCAACCGGGCGTCAAATATGACTGTATGCCTATATTGTCAGGGCCCCAGGGAATAGGCAAAAGTACGCTCTTGCGGCAATTGGGAAAGCGCTGGTTTTCTGACAGCCTGCTTACATTCGAAGGCAAGGAAGCCTGTGAAATGATCCAAGGCGTATGGATTAACGAATTGAGCGAGCTGAACGGACTAAGCAAATCCGAGATGTCCGCCGTCAAACAATTCCTGTCAAAATCAGAAGATATATTCCGTGTGCCTTACGGGAGGCGGTCTGATCTATACCCCCGCAGGTGCGTATTCTTCGGTACCACCAACGACGCTGAATTTCTTCGGGACAACACGGGAGAGCGCCGGTTCTGGCCGGTGGACGTAGGCGTGCAAAAACCAGTGAAAAGCGTATTCAATGATTTACCCTTGGAGGTAGATCAGATTTGGGCGGAAGCCTATGTTATCTGGCAACTAGGGGAATTCCTGGAGCTTGAAAACGAGGCAAGGACTTTATGGGAACATGAAGTGAAAGCGCATAAGATAAGCAATAGCAAAGAAGGTTTGATTCGCGAATTCCTGGAACGCCCGATACCCGTTGACTGGGACAAGCGTACGATTAACGAGAGGCGGATTTATTGGAACGGAACCTTCGGGCAGTCACAGCAGGAAGTTGTTGAGCGAGATTACATATGTGCCGCAGAGATTTGGTGCGAATGCCTCGGCAACGAAATTAAGTGGATGAAGCAGTCGGATACGCGGGAAATTAACAACATTTTGAACGACATACCTGGGTGGATAAAAGATAAAAAAATGCGGCGGTGTGGCAAAGACTACGGCCCGCAAAGGGGCTATAAAAAGTGTAACAGATAACTGTTACACCAAAAAATCTGTTACAAAACCAAACGTAACAGTTGAAACAGTTGTAACAGATTTTGTTACGCCTAAAACCCGCATGGCTACTATGTTAATTAGTATTGTAACAGTTGTAACATTCTCACTATATAAGTAAAAATTAGAGGAATTAGAGTATATACCATATAGCCTATATAGCCTAATTATAAAATATATAGAAATATAGGGGGATAAGCGATGAAAAAGACTTGTTCAGAGTGGTTGAGAGAGTTTTTACAAGTTGAAGGCTGTGTTCTCTGTGATGTAGTAAGAGAAGAAGCCCAAAATATGGGATATACAAGGCAGGAGTTAAAAGAAGCGCGCCGTCAGCTTAAGGTTAAAACATACCACCAGTTCGATGAATACGGACCTACACCGAATTACTTCTGGTATTTGGAGGATTGACCAATGCCAATAATACAGGAACGTGAAAAATCCATAGAAACATATCTCCGGGACCGGGTTAAGGCTTTGGGCGGCAAGGCATACAAATTTGTATCCCCCGGGAACAACGGGGTGCCGGACAGGATGGTTTGCCTGCCTGGCGGAAAAGCTCTATTCGTGGAATTGAAAGGGCCCGGTAAAAAGCCGACCCCTCTGCAGAAAAGACAGATAAGTTATCTTTCCGGTTTAGACTTCAGCGTCTGGGTTATTGACAGCAAAGCAGGTGTTGATGAATTCATAGACTTTTGCAAGAGGATGGTGTCGGATGAAGTTTGATCCCCATCCCTACCAGGTATATTGCATTAACAGGGTAATTGATTATTCGGCATTGGGCTTATTCTTGGATATGGGTTTGGGCAAGACTGTTATCACTCTTACCGCAATCAATGAGCTTATGTACTATCGTTTTGCGGTTTCCCGAGTTTTAGTTATCGCCCCGAAAAAAGTCGCTGAAGCCACCTGGCAAAGGGAAGCCGCGAAGTGGGACCATTTAAAACACCTGCGGTTTTCCGCCGTTTTGGGTAGTCAGGCCAAGCGGATCCGAGCACTGAATACCCCGGCTGATATCTGGGTGATTAACCGCGAAAATGTACCGTGGCTGGTTGATTATTATCAAAACGCGTGGCCGTTTGACATGGTGGTAATCGACGAATCATCCAGTTTTAAAAATCATCGTGCGAAACGATTTAAGGCGTTGACGTGGATTCGCATGAACATAACCCGGATTGTGGAGTTAACCGGTACACCGGCGCCAAACGGGCTTATCGACCTATGGGCACAGATATATTTGCTTGACGGCGGAGAGCGATTGGGTAGGTACATAACCCATTTCCGTGAGAGGTATTTTGACCCGGACAAGCGTAACGCACAGCAGGTATTCACTTATACCCCGAAGCCGGGAGCCGATGACGCAATCCATCAGCGTATTAGCGACATCTGCATAAGCCTGAAGGCTGAGGATTACTTACAGCTGCCAGACTGTACCGTGAATGATATCCCTGTTGTGCTGGATACTAAAGCGCAGGCGCAGTATAACCGGCTTGAGCGGGAAATGCTTTTGCAGGTGGATCAAAAGACCATTGACGCCGGAACCGCCGCGGTGTTGTCAAACAAGCTACTGCAGCTTTGCAACGGCGCGGTATATGACGACCAGCAGAACGTGGTTGAGATACATAACTGCAAAATTGAAGCCTTTATGGAGTTAGTCGAGCAGCTTAACGGGCAGCCGGCATTGGTGTTTTATAATTTTCGCCACGACCTGCCGAGACTTGAAAAAGCATTGAGCAAGACCGGACTTCGTGTTCGCCGGCTGAATGGTCCGCAGGATCAGAATGACTGGAACGACAGGAAGACTGATATACTGCTTGCGCATCCGGCTTCATGCGCTTACGGGCTGAATCTTCAAGATGGCGGCAATCATGTAATTTGGTTTGGGCTGAACTGGTCTTTAGAACTGTACCAGCAGGCGAATAAGCGCCTACACCGTCAGGGGCAAAAACAAAAAGTGATTATACACCACCTGTCGGTTGTCGGCGGCCGTGATGAGGATGTAATTGCGGCGCTGGAGGATAAAGAGGCTACGCAGGACAAGCTGATCGAGAGCTTGAAGGCGAGAATTGAAAAAGTGAAAGGGGAATCCGCATGAATTCACAAGATTTTGAGGCTGTTATGAAGTGCACTCTGGCCCGCTGCACGGAAGTGCTGGCGGTCAAGGCCGGCGAATACTCCACTGATGATCGGCTGCATAATTTCAAGGTGGCGGCGCAGCTGCAGGGTATTACGCCGAGGCAGGCCCTGGCCGGCATGATGGCTAAACACACGGTCAGTGTATATGACATGTGCCATTCACAGGCTGAGTTCACACAGGCACTGTGGGATGAAAAGATCGGCGACAGCATCAATTATCTGCTGCTGTTACGGGCTTTGGTGGTCGAGGAGCAGCAGGGTTGAAAAAGTTGGAAGAAGTGAAAGATATGGATAATAGAAGTGAGGCCAAAAGGCTTTTAAAGCACTATTTCAGGCTGATAGCTACGAATGCTGGCGTACCTTGGGATAGCGACAATGATGCAGAAGTCGAAGGTATAGTGGATTGCATCATTGATGCTGCACGAGAGAAGCTGGAACAGGAGGCATGATTATGTTGCTGACATCAATCTCCTTCGGAACATTCTACATAAGCACCGATGTAGTTCTCGCGCTGATCACGCTGTACGTCTTCGGCCTGATCACTGGCTGGCTGCTATGTTCAATGTGCAGGGATGCCAAGGACGCGGACGGACCTCTGCCGCCGTTGCCGGATGATACCCGCATAACGCCATGCAGTGATTGCAGCCATGCCAAGAGGCATGATCCCGGTCCGGATACGGACAGCAGCAACTGCTTTAAATGTTTAACCAAATATCCGGGCGCGGGCTTTGAGAGGTGGGATGAATGATGCGGGATTTATGCCCACTAAAACGCTGTGAATACGCAAATTCTCCCACCGGTTCATGCATCTGGCCGGGATACTGGTGCCCGAATCTGGGGCAGAGGGAAAGCGCAGAGCGGAGCATCGAATACGCCCAAAGGCGGATGGCTGAATCCAGGCGTAAGAAACAAGAGCAAGAACGGAGGGATCGCCGGTGACAGCAAAAGAATTTTTACAGCAGTATCTGCAAGCCGAGCGGGGTATCAACGCCAAGCTGGAGGAAATCTCTCGGCTGCGGTCTCTAGCCATGCGCACCACACAGGTGCTGGAGAAAGACAAGGTGTTTGTCCAATCGTCTGCGGGCGATCGTATGGCCGCCATTGTGGATAAGATTGTGGATCTGGAGCGGGAAGTGGATCAGGAGATTGATAAGCTGCAGGAGATTCGGCGGCGTGTGCAGGCAGCGATTGATGCAGTCCCCAATGGTTCGCAGAGAAGCGTGTTGACCCTCCGATACATACACGGCTTGAAGTTTGAAGAAATAGCCGTAAAGTTGACTTACCATTACCGATGGGTGTTTGAGCTGCATGGTCGCGGGCTTCGGGCGGTCGAAAACACAGCATTGAAATGCACATATTGACAGTGATATACTGTATGTGAGTAAAACCGCCCCGGATTGTCTGGGGCGGTTTCCTCTACCCATTTTTGAAAGGTGGTGAATGCCCTTGTCCAAAAGGCTAACAAATAAACAAAAACGGTTCTGTGAGGAATACCTTATTGACTTGAATGGTACACAAGCGGCTATTAGAGCGGGGTATTCACCGGATACAGCGGCGGTAATTGCTAGTGAAAACTTAACGAAACCTAATATTCGCGCGCGTATAGACAAAGCAATGGCTGATCGATCTAAACGAACCGGCGTGAATGCTGACAGGGTAGTTCGAGAGCTGGCGCGTGTCGCATTCGTAAATGCTCCGGACGTAATTGATTTAGATAAGGCCGTGTTGAAGGACGGTGCCACATCAGATGATACTGCCGCTATTTCAGCTGTTAAAGTAAAATGCTCTGTAACGGATACCGGGCAAATGATAGAGCGCGAAATCAAGCTTTCGGATAAAATTAAAGCCTTAGAACTCCTTGGCAAGCACCTCGGTATGTTCGCTGATAAGATGGAGTTGAGCGGTAAGGTTGATACCGGAAGTGACAAGCTTGTTGCAATATTGGAACAGCTTAAGGAATAGGGGTGTTTGCGTTGAGCGAACAGCTCCTTTTGTCGCCGAAGTATAAAGCCTTCCTCAAACACAACGCTCCGGTTGAGTTCCTTGAAGGCACGACGCTTGCCGGCAAAACCACCGTAGGAATATTCAAATTCATGCTTAAGGTTGCAGAGAGTCCAAAGAAGCTTCATATTCTTGCCGGTTTGGACCTTGGAACGATCGAGAAAAACATCATAAACAAAGAGCTTGGGATCCTGGATATCTTCGGTCCTTTGGTGCAATATAACGCCGCAGGCAGGGGGCGGCATTCTTTGCCGCATATCGCCTACCGGGATAAGATCATCTATGTGTTTGGGTATGACAATAAAGCTCGCTGGAAGAAGGCATTAGGTGGGCAGTATGGTTGTCTGTACATCGACGAGATAAATATAGCCGACATGGAATTTGTTCGAGAGGCAGCCATGCGTTGTGATTACATGATTGCAACTCTCAACCCGGATGATCCGGATTTGCCGATATACAGTGAATACATTAACCACAGCAGGCCGTTACTGGAATATAAGGATGACGCCCCGGTTGAACTAAATCAGATGCTTAGTGAAGATCCAAAGCCTGGTTGGGTGCATTGGTTCTTTTCTTTTGAGCATAATCTCGGACTGTCGCCGGAGAAAAAGGCGCAGGCTATTGCTAATGTCGCGCCCGGTACCAAGCTGTATAAAAACAAAATCCTCGGTCTGCGCGGCCGTGCAACCGGGCTTGTGTTCAACCTCAGGCCAGAAAACATCATTACACCAGCGCAGGCAAAGGAATTCAAATACCTGGTGTTTTCCTGCGGAGTGGATACTTCTTACAGCCGGCAGTCTGACGATACGTTCGCTTTTATCTTCTCCGGTATCACCACCTGCCGAAAGCACATTGTATTGTCTGAACAGGTGTATAATAACCGAGATTTGAAGGTCCCGCTCTCTCCGTCTGACATTCCGCCGAAGCTTGTTGATTTCCTAGAAAACTGCCGGACTAACTGGGGCTTTGCGAGAAATATATTTATTGACAGCGCTGATCAGGCGACAATACTCGAGTGTCAGAAATACAAAAGGGCGCATGGAAGCATTTACACGTTCAACCCAGCGTGGAAAAAGACGGCGATAATCGACCGCATAAATCTGCAGGCGGGCTGGCTGGCGCATGGGGATTTCCTTATTGTTGATACTTGTAAAGAGTACATACGCGAACTGAATACATACAGCTGGAAAGAAGATAAGGACGAGCCTGAAGACAGGAACGATCATGCTATCAACGCAGATCAGTATAGCTGGCTGCCATTCCGGGATAAAATAGGCAAGTTAGGTGTTCCGAAAAACCTTGAGGGGTGAAAACGTTGAAAATAGAAACCATAATCGAATACCTAAAAAAAGAGCTTGGCTATGAAGATTTGCCAAGCTCGTATTATAAGCACATAGCAGAGTGGATTGCATGGTGGCGGGGATTTTATAAACCGTTCCATCAATTTACTGAGCGCGGTTCTGACAATCGCCTGATTAAACGCGAATTGTATACCCTCAAAATGGCTAAAAAAGTTTGCGAAGACTGGGCGGCTATATTGCTAAATGAAAAAACGCGAATAGTTATCGAAGACGAAAAGAGCGGTGAGTTTGTACAGGGTAAAGACAGTTTAGGCGGTGTATTAGGCGAGAATGATTTTTGGGTATTAGGCAATGCCCTTGTGGAAAAAGCTTTTATGAGCGGCACCGGCGCTTTTGTGCTTCGCATTGACGGCATGAAGGTTATCGGCGAAAGGATTGTAAAGGACAAGGGCGCTTCTATCCGAATTGAGTATTTAACAGCGGACCACATTATCCCGCTGTCGGTACGGCAGGGGAAAATTGTCGATGTCGCGTTTGTCTCCGAGGTCCTTCGGCGAGGTAAAAAATACATTTACATAGAAACCCATATCCTCAACGACAATAACGAATATGAAATAACCAATCGTTATTTCCGTGATGACGAGGGCAAGCTGATACCAGAGCCGCTGCCTGAAGGCATTATAGAATCATTTGCAACCGGCTCAGATATCCCGCTGTTTTCCATAGTATATCCGAATATTGTAAATAACATTGACGATTCGAACGGTTTGGGAATATCGATCTTTGCTAATGCAATAGACAACCTGAAAGGTGTTGATCTAGCATATAACAATTTTAACCGCGATTTAAAGCTTGGCGGCAAAAAGGTTTTCCTTAACAAGTCTCTTGTCCAGTATGATGAACATGGTAATACGATTACTCCTGACGATGTAGCACAGCAACTATTTCTTCAGATTGGCGACGAGGGCCTGATTGAAAACGGGAATAAACCGATTCAAGAGTATAACCCGGCATTGCGTATACAGGAAAACAAAGATGCCATACAGGCGCAGCTTGATTATCTCAGTTTCAAGGTCGGGTTTGGCACAAAGCATTATCAGTTTAACGCCGGCAGTGTGGTTACGGCAACACAGTACATGGGCGACAAGCAGGAACTCATTCAAAATGCCGCTAAGCACTATATTGTCATTGAGCGCGCGCTGATATCCCTTGTCCGTTCTATCCTGTGGATTGGTAAAGAGGTTATTGGTATGCCGGTTAATCCGGATACTAAAATCACCATTAACTTTGAAGATAGCTACATCATCGACAAGGAATCCGAACGCCAGCGCGACCTGCAGGAAGTCCGGGACGGATTAATGCAGCCTTATGAATTTCGTATGAAATGGTATGGCGAAGATGAAAACACCGCAAAGAAAATGACAGGCGCCGCTTTAACCGATGATGAACTGATGGGATTTGATAAGTGATGTTGTCCCCTGAGTATCTTGAGCGCGTACCCGAGAGGCTTGTTGAACTATATGCTGAGGTTGAAGCCGACATTATCGCGGACATGGCGCGCCGGCTGTCTAAAATGGATTTTATCCCGTCAGCGCAGTGGCAGTATCAGAAACTTATAGAAATGGGTGCTGTGCATGAGGCTGTACTAAAAAAACTGTCCGAGATTACCGGCCTCAGAAAGCGTGAAATCGAACGCCTGATGAAAGAAGCTGGGGTGCAAGCACTTAAAACTGATATAGGGATATACAAAGCGGCAGGACTCACGCCCTCGCCTCTTGACGCTTCGCCCACTCTGCAATCTATATTACAAGCGGGAATAGACAACACAAACGGGCTGTTCGAAAACCTCACGCGCACAACAGCCAACACCGCAACCAGACAGTTTGAACACATGTTGGACAGGGCATGGCTGCAGATAACCACCGGCGCTTTTGACTATAACAGCGCTGTCAGGATGGCAATCAAGGATTTATCGGAGAAAGGTATTGCTTCGATTGTTTACCCTACGGGGCATACCGATTATCTGAACGTGGCCGTTCGTCGGGCTGTGGTAACCGGCGTAAATCAGACATCCTTGAAGCTCCAGGAAACCTTGATGGACGAAATGGGCTGCGATCTGGTGGAGACTTCCGCTCACGCCGGAGCTCGGCCGTCCCATGCGGTGTGGCAGGGTAAAATATTCAGCCGCTCCGGCACTCATCCGAAGTATCCTAGCTTGGTTGAGGGTACCGGATACGGTACCGGCGAGGGGCTGGGAGGATGGAATTGTAGGCATAGCATTATGCCATTCTTCGAGGGACAAGAACGCACATACACCCAAT